CGAGTATAAACGCGTGGAGGAAACCTTCCCCGCAGAATTCTCATCTTATCGGTTTGACATAGCGGTAGCGCTTTTTACGAGCCATTTGAAGAAAGATGCTGAGTTCATGCAAGGTTTACACACGTATCACTCGGACGATGCCGCTGATTTTAGTGACGCTCGAGCCAATTTTGGCACGCGCCACAAAAGTGACAACATTCCATGGCCATGGCTTATAGGAGCGGGCACGCTCTATATGTTTTGGCGTTTCAAACCTAAGATGAGGATCCTGTTTGGTAGCGTTTATACCGATCAGGCAAAATTGTTAGCACATACCATTACTTCGAACATACCCTGGGAAACAGCGTTAGAAGTTCTCATTCTCGCTCCTTTTGGAGAAGAGCTTTATAAGCGATTGGTACCGGCAGACTGGATGCGCACACGTAATGTGTTAGCAGCGACAGTCGCCCTTGGTGACGCTCGTCATGTACCTCTTGAACAACGACCTGTGACTGCAATCCTTCATTTCTGGATGCACCGGTATTGGCAAGGCTTACCCTATCTCCAAGGGGTTTGGTCACACATGAAATACAACGCTTGCATTCTCGCGTTATCCATGATCCAAAACCACAATCCCACATTGTTAACGTTTGGCTCATCAGGATTTAGTATGAGCGCTATGACAGCAGCCCTCTCCGTTCTAACCCCGTCCTTGATACCACATCATGACTATCAGACATTGACCCCGGTGCAAGCTGGTCAGTTGGTTGATGATTTTGACGCACACCATTATCATACAGAGACCGAACCTATATTCTCTGAATACCCTGATGAAGAGTGGTGCGAAGAAATCGAAAATTTTCAAGATCGTTCATTCGTTCCTTCAATAAATGCACGCCCCGTGAAAGAAGTTGCACGCGATCCCGACATTATTCTCAATGCTCCGGAGAAATTAGCTGAGTTGCGAAGGGAAGACGCCGTATTGTCCCAAGATGGATACTACCGCTTAATCTTCCACAACGCACCCATGTTCCGACCTGCTAGAAGCAAAAAGAACATGGCTTTGGTCCTTGAATTCCGACTTATGAGGGCCGTTATAGAAGCTATGCCGAGTAAATGGGCTGTAGCTTGGCGAATGTTTTGCTCTAACAATACAGACGCCTTGAGCACACGGAATTACTGCCACAACAAAATTCATGTAAACGAGCTCTACCAGCGTATGCGCGCATGTGAAGCAGACATAACTCGAGGAATACCACAATATCTCGAATTATTGCGCTATGCACGCACATTCTTCGGTCAGGACTTAGGTCTAGCCGATTCTGACGCTGATTATGTTGAATGGAAATCGCATGTTGATTCATCGAAGATACCAATTTATGACAGCGCCCGCAAGATTATTTTTGATGTCCCTTTGATGCCCACATCCAATAAAGTGCGTTATAGTCAAGTCAATATCAAGCGAGACGAGGTTCTGCCTAAACGCAGAATGGATAAAGATTCCAATGGATTCCTTCCCCGCCCAATCGATGCTATCGACCCTCAAGTGTTGGTAACGATTGGACCCGCTATATACAAAGTCACTCAGCGACTTAAACTCATGTTCAATGGTCGACCACATTCGATAATTGATGATTGGGTCATCATGTTTTATTTTGCAGCAGGAGCCACAGATATTGAATTATCCGAATGGTTCTCAAAAGCGCTATTTAATCTGATTAAGGGCGTACAACAGGT